GCCACTCCTAACCTAGATGATGGAAAGATCTTCCTCGGTAACGCGAGCAATCAGGCAGTGTCAACCTCACTCGTCACCGCGCTAGGCTCAGTGGATGTTAGCGCGCTTAATGATGATGGCACCTACCGACTATCAACGGCCGGCCTGAATGATGTATCAGACGTAAGCTTCACTGCTGGAGCAGGGATTGATAACTACGTCTTGACTTATGATAATGGCACGAGCTCATGGGGTGCTGAGGCAGTGCCGAGCGCGGCGGCTGCCTCTGAGACAGTGGCGGGTGTCATCGAGATTGCAACCAACGCTGAGGCGACAGCAGGAACAGCGACGGATAAAGCGTTGGTTCCTTCTAACCTCTCATCAGTTGGTACATCTCAGCTCAACAATAACGCAGGGTTCATCAGCGATATCAGCGGAGAGAGCTTAAACGATCTATCAGACGTGAGCTTCACCGCAGGAGCAGGGATTGATAACTACGTCTTGACCTATGACAACGGCACGAGCTCATGGGGTGCTGAGGCAGCTCCAACAGCAAGCGCAGCCTCTGAGACAGTGGCGGGTGTCATCGAGATTGCAACCAACGCCGAGACAGCGACAGGGACAGCGACGGATAAGGCGTTGGTTCCTAGCAATATCTCGAGCATCGATCTGAGCCAAGCAAACAATACGACCTCAGCATTTATCAGCGGGATTAGTGGCGAGAGTCTCAATGACTTGTCAGACGTGAGCTTCACTGCTGGAGCAGGGATTGATAACTACGTCTTGACCTATGACAACGGCACGAGCTCATGGGGTGCTGAAGCAGCTCCAACAGCAAGCGCCGCCTCTGAAACGGTGGCGGGTGTAATCGAGATCGCGACTAATGCCGAGACAGCGACAGGAACAGCGACAGATAAGGCGTTGGTTCCTAGCAATATCTCGAGCATCGATCTGAGCCAAGCAAACAATACGACCTCAGCATTTATCAGCGGGATTAGTGGCGAGAGTCTCAATGACTTGTCAGACGTGAGCTTCACTGCTGGAGCAGGGATTGATAACTACGTCTTGACCTATGACAACGGCACGAGCTCATGGGGTGCTGAGCCTGCTAGCGGTGGTGGAGCTGGATGGACTTATTCAGCGATCACGGCAGACCCTGCCAATGCTCAGGCGGGCTATCATTATTCATGTACTGGGACCTTTACGATCACCCTCCCAACGACGGGAATGACCGCAGGTGAGGAGATCCGCATCAAGAACATGGGTGTGGGGACGATCACAGTTGATCCTCAGACCTCTAACATCGATGGATCCACCACTGATTATGTGATGGATGTGCAGTATAGCGCAATCACGCTCCTTTCAACCGGCACACACTGGGAGATCATTTAATGAGTCATAATACTATTGCTATCAATTCGGCTGAGCCTGACAGGGCTGGAGATATCTCAGTTGGTGGGCTAGCCAAGATCATCGCTTATGGGCGGGGTGAGTCAGATGCCTATAACAACAGCTCAGCTGTTGGGTTCTCGGTTGGTGATGAGATTTATTTTTATGATTCAAGCTCAACAGACACGATCAACTCAACCCCGATCTCTAACGGTTGGAGAAGCAGTTTTTCTTTGCCAGCCGGAAAATACATCATCAAATGGCGACTACATTTTGAGGATACCGGTTCTGGGTGGTATATGGTATCGGGGCTTTATGAAGGCACAAACCTACGAGGTACCTGCTATATTGGTGAGACTAGCGGCGCTTCGAGCTCAAACGCCTTGGGGCAAGCTTTCGTGAATCTCAGCACGACCACCACCCTCACATTTAAGGTGCACAGTGCTTCTCTGATTGATAGCGTTGCAAATCAAGGCACTACGCCGAGTCAGTATGGCGCGTTTTTCGTGGTGGAGGTTGCGTGAGTCACAATATCATCACTGTAAACTCTGCCGAGCCTGACAGGGCCGGGAATATTGCGTCGACCTTTGAGGCTTATGAAGGTTGTGTCGTTTCAAGCGTCGATCACGTAAGCTCAGGAAACAGTGTCAGCGTAGGCGATTACGCGATGATTATTTTTGATCTATATTGTCTCGCTTACGAAAACACCACATATGTCCAAGAGATCGCGGCGGGCGCAAGCAGTCCAAAAAGTAACTCTAACTATTCAGGCTCTTGGACGCTCAAAGTAGCTGGATATTACTGGTTTGAGAGCGTTTTTTGCGTCGGTAATCTCAGCATCTCTGAAGAGTTCGATCTACAGTTGCGCGATGCCGCTGGTAACTCATTGGGGCCAAAATCAATTTATCGCGGGTCTAATAACACATACAGACTTTCCACCACCGTGACTGGTCTTTTTTATGTCCCAGCGAATACAACGGTGCATGTCGAGTTTACGCGCTTGGTTGGAACCTGTCTTATGCCTGTAACCCAACAATGGTTTTCCTATTTGGAAATCAGATATATCGGAGGATAACATGATAGTTAAAGTATCAATACAAAACGGCCTTGAGCTGGGTGACTTGGTTGAGTGGAGCGCTACCAATAATATGTGGGTCCCCCTCACATCGGCAAGCGTGGCTCATTGGGGGGTGGTATCCTCCGAGCCGATGATCGATCAAAGCGAAGGGTCTAACCTTACCTTGGCTAAGGTCAGTTTTGCAGGTGACGCTCTGGCTAAAGCTAGTCGCGATATCCCGACTGAGGGCGGCTTGCTAGCAATCGAGGTTGGCGGCGTCTATGTTGACGGCGCGGCTACAGACTCTTGCGGCTTAATCAGCCCGACAAGCTATCTCGGCGGCACGCGTCCAGCTAATAGCCTAGTGAGTGTTTTTATTCGATGATTAATGTAAATCTACCTCAACTCTCTAAAGAGTCAGTGTTCTATATCATCGGCGCGGTGGTCGGCGCTCTCCTGATGTTTGGCTGCTATCTCGGCGGGGCTACGCTTGGAGCTGCTGAGGCCAAACGCGTAGCACAAACTGAGATTGATGAGCTCACAAAGAAACTAGCCAAGTCTGAAGACAAGGTTCTCAGTCTCGGACTTGACCTGGCAGGTTGTGAAGCTCGAAAGAGCGGTGATTGCATCCTCAACTGTGAGGGCTTATGCAGAGAGCGAGTTGATGAGGCAATCAAGGAGGCCACGAGCTTATGTGGTCGGTGATCCTCTCTCTACCTCTCCTCTGTGGTGGACCTCTTCATGCTTCGGTCGATCCTGCTCTCATGATCTGCATGGGTGGTTATCTCCCGCCGGTGGTCGCCGAGAAGTGGCAGGTCCTCGATCAGCCAACCCTCATGACCATCTCAGTTCACGACTGGCTCAGGCTTAAGGACGCAATCCACCACAGCCCCGACCTCTGCAAAGCCGCTGTTGATGCGACTGCTGAGAGCTGTGTTAAAGAGGCTGAGTCTTTAGCTAAGATGGTGCAGCAGCGAGAGACGCAAGATCAAAAGCTGATCAACTCGTTGAAGCGCTCGCTCGAGGCTCAGGAGAAGCTCACCGCTGATGAGGCTCGGCGCGCTCGCAACTTTAGATGGGGCCTTATCGGCGCTTCGTCTGTCGCTGTCATCGCGACCACAATCATGATATTAAAATGATAGAGGTGGTCATCATGACAGAGGGCCAGCTCTTACTTTTAGTTAGTGCTGCCACCCTCATCACGATAATGAGACAGTTATGGATGTGAACACACTTGACGTTGCCACCCTCATCGCTTTGGTAGGCATGATCATTAAAATGACTCAGGACAAGGCGCGAAATGCTGAGGAGATGGGCAAGCTTAAACAGCAGGTCAGCTCACTCGAAGCGCGCGCTAGTGGATATGACATTAAGTTTGAGAGTGTCGAGCGCAAGTTAGAGGCGTTGCTGTCGGCTGTCGCTCGGATCGAAGCGACACTAGAGGCTCAGCGCAACTATCAGGCGAGGACTCCGATTTCTCACAGGCGTGATAACTGAAGCAGAAGCGCCACATCTTCTGAGCCGTTGATGATCTCTCTCATGATCTGTCGTCCTGCCTCGATGGACTCCTCATCCTCGAGGTGAGCGCTTACGCTGAGGCCCTCCCAAAAGTAGGGATTCGCCAGGTTGATTCCGATGTCTCGTGAGTCAGCGTCAACGGGCAAGGTGGGGAACTCATCACGCAGCTGCTTGACCGTTGCTCGGCTGTTCCCCTTATCGCGCCACCAGTTTGGTTGAAGGCGTGAGTTCCTGATGGTCGATGAGATCAGCCACGAGTAAAAGAACTCAGTGCGCTCATCGGCATCAATGGCCTCGAGGTCAACATTCAATCGATTAGCGACGTCAACAGCCTCGCTCCGAGAGATGTCATGATGCTCGAGCGCGCGCGCTAAATCAGCCATGTTATTGAAGCGCTTCACCGGCGTTGGCTTCTTGCCCACCTCAGGAGCAGGTTGAGGCTGAGGAGGTCGAGAAGGCTCAGGAGCAGGTTGAGGCTGAGGAGGTCGAGAAGGCTCAGGAGCTCGCTGAGGCTGAGGAGCTCGCTGAGGCGCTCGTGATGGTTGTGGCGCTCGCTGAGCCTGAGGCGCTTGGCTGCTCATCTCCTCACCGAGGGCTTGGGCTGTGATCTGTGTGCGCTCGTCGTCGCTCATGTTCGTGTTGTCTGCGATCTCATCAGCGCTATAGATACCACTGACAGCATCAGGGAACACAGCACGAAGCGCCATAGTCAGACAGCGAGCACGAAGCATCTGCATCGGCATTGTGCGCCAGTTACGATTACCGGTGAGGCCCTGAGCCTGAGCCATGTCAAAGGTATAGGTGAAGCTGTGAACGATATCAGCGGGCTCATCAGTTCGCGCCACTTCCATCGTACAACTGAGATGATCCCATTTCGTGGTCTTGATGAATCGGACCAAGCCACTTGAGCGACAGATGCCCGCCATCGCATCGGCGTTGAGCGTGGGCTTACCTCGGAGAGAGTAGCCTTGCGTCCAGGTTCGACCGAGATCACCACCAAAGAAGTCACCGAAAGCGGCGAAGACTTGGATGAGGTTCATGGCGTCGCGTTGATTGTGGCCGGTCAACAGCATGGCCATGTCTTGGAGTTCTTGAATGTTTGTTGGTGTAAAGATGCTCATTGTGTTATTCCTTGGATTGCTTCTTGGAAGAAGAGGGATGAGTGGGGCGGCTAAGTGTGTAGGTTAGCTCAGCCGCCTCACTTGTTATTAAATCGCCAAGCAGATGACGAAGAGGGTTAAGAGGGT